TGCCGTTGCCAGGTAAAGCCAGCAAGGTCTGCGGTTGATACTGCGCAAACGTCACCCAGTATTGATGCTGCCGTGATTCAGCATCCTTTTGCGCGTGAGGCGCATCCATGAGGCCGTCACGGACATTGCGCGCGCGATGATCGTCTACGGTATTCAAGGCCTCAGCCGCCATCGCAGGATCAGGCGACAGCGCCGCTTTTGAAATCTGTGCGTCTGCCATATCGGCGTAGGAGGCCAAGGCCCGTCCCACCCCCACCGTTTGCGCGTGATGCGCGAGGTCGATCGTTGCGCTCGCGTTATGGGTCGAGAACCGTCCTTGTAAGACTTGCTGCGCCGGCCCACTGAAGTTCGGATACTGCTGGATGGTACGATCCTGGAGCGCGGCGACTGCATACTCGAAGCGCGTGCCATGCGTGGACAGGTCAGGGTCTTTCGCAATCTCGGTCGTAATCGCATCCAGTCCCACGCGATACGCATTGTCCGCCTCGGTCAGGTCTAGCTCTTCCTGCCGTCGCCGGATCTTCTCCGCCGACTCTTGGAGCGTGCGCCCAAACTCCGACAGTTGCCCAAACGCCTGCTGACCAAAGCTGTCCGGCGAGACCGGGACCGCCTGCTGAATCGCCCGAACACCGGGCGCGGTATACGTGTCAATGCGCGGCATACGTACTCCTACGGATTGACATACCGTGCCCATGCAGGCGTAGGATGAGGACACCACGGAGGGACGTTATGCACATAATCCTATGCCTCATCGCACTCCTGCTCCCGCTTGAGGTGGGCGCCACCGACTGGACAGTGCAACCGCAACCATCGCCCTATCCAGAGACTCGGTACACCCCAGTCCCCAATGGGTCTGGTGGTATTCAGTATTATGGCACCATGAGTGGTGGAGGCTATAGCGCCTACGACGCCCTAGTGCTCGGCCAGGCCTTAGAACGCCAGATGCGACAAGACGCGGCAGCACGTACGCCACGCGACACCGCGCCTCCGTTACACATCCCCTATCCCTATCAACGTCCATCGTCATATGGGGACACTCGGTAATCACGAGTAGCCGTGCGCCTGGTTCGCCACGGCATTTGAATAGGCACTGGTATTCCCGAATCCACTTCCACCACCACCGCCACGGACGTAGGCCATTGCGCCTTGTCCGCCGAGTTTCGTGACACCCGAGAGAATCTGGAACGGAATCTGTCGGCGCGTCATGCGTGACTGCCAGCGCGTCTGTGACGCTTGTATAGTGCCCGCCCGTTGAATGCTCTGTTCCTGAATGGCGGCTTGCTTCACGCGGTCCAATTCATGCAATAAGGGACTCCCTGACGTAATGGCAACCCCGCTGGCGGCCCCACGCGCTACCGCATCGTCTAACCGCAGCCGGTTGACCCGCCGCTGCTGCGTGACATCAAACGTCGTTTGCTCGTCGATACTTCGCGCTTGCGCGTCCAAGGATTTCGCGGTGAGATCCGAGGTCTGCACCGCACTGACGGTCTCGCCAATGGTGCCTAACGCTTGTGCTCCGGCTGCGGCTGCCGCCATCTAGTCTCCCTTCACCCATTCATAGCGCACGACGTTGCGCTGATCTGGTAAGAACCGCTGCGCCACGCCATGCACTTCGCTGGTAAACCCCAGCACTTCGAGCCATTGTCCGTTCTCGCCTTTGACCGACACCGCTTCGAGCCGGTGCAGGGCATGGGTCCGAATGATCTCACGGAGAAACGTCTTGACGGTGCGGGTGAGCCATAACCCATGCTGCCCCAGTTCCTCGCTCACAATCATCCAGCAGGAACCGACGCCAGGCCAGAGGAGCACCACGCCCGCGCACCCAATCGGCTGCTGATCGACACACGCCGTAAAGGAGGGGCCTGCCGCCGCCTGCTGGCACAGGATGCGATAGTCGATCTGCGCGCCGTCACGATTGAGGATGCGTGCCACATCGTCTGGGCGAAAGCCACGCACCGTGGGCGTTATGATAGCGGTCGCGTTCAATCCGTCTCTCCTACATTTAAGGTGCCGAATATCCCGAGCACAGTCCAGGGATACGGCTGATTTTGGACCAGCGTAACCCGGCCATCCTCATCGACGGTCTGTGTCGAGACCTTGCGAATGCCCGAATAGAGGCCTTGGGGCTCCAGCGTCGCGGGCGGGTATTGGATCGGTTCGCCATTGATCGTGCCGCCCAAGGTGCGATGCAATCTGGCAAACAGACTCTCCCATGACCGTGGCAAGCCGTCAATCACATGACTTTGCATCGCGGGCTCCATCGTGCGTACCGTGGTCTCATAGTGTAATCCCACTTCCACCACGTCACTCCCGATCAAGGCTAGGTCGAGGGTAATCTGTCCCCCCGCCACCACCTCCTGCCCGAGATACGATCCATTCTTCATCACATCGACCGTGGCGGCTTCCAGATGCGACAGCCCCGTGACGGTCGTGCCCGTAAGGCCTGTTTGTACGATCCCGCAATCCGTCTGCATCGCCCCGCGATAGGCCGTGGTGAGCAATTCATGGGCCGGCTCAAACAGCTCGACGTAGCGCTTGGACGCCCCATTGATCGTGCGCTGGACAATCGCCCAGACTTGATCGGGCCCCCCCGTGGCGTTAGGAATGATCGCGGCACATTGAAACGTCCCAGGGGTCGTCCGACGTGAGAAGGCCACCACTTTCTGCTCAGGGAAGAAGGTCATGGCGACGAGCTGCCCGTCCTCTCTGACGAAATAGAACCGTGGGTCCAGCCGCTTCTCGAAGGCGACTGGGCCGAGACGGACCCCGCTTTCGGTAATATGCTCTGCGCTCACCGTTAATTCCACATCGGTTTGGCCATCGCTCTCCAGATTGAAACCCATCATCATGACTTTGCGGCGGCTGCGGTCGATGTAGAGCACGAACTGCCGAGCCACGACGGGTTGAATCGGCGCACAGCCGTTCGTGGCGAGTCGGTCCAATTGCGGAATCGTATCGCCTCCGATGAGCGCATCGGTATTCCCACTGCCAGTCGCAATATGTTCCGATCCAGACGTGCCAATGAAGAGCGCCTTATTCTTCTCGGTCAGCCATTCGATCTGGTTCACTTGTCGAGAAGCAATGGTATATTCCACGGCATCTTCCGCCGTCAGGCCGAGGGCATAGTTCTCAAAGTCATCCGCCGCCGAGCCCCAGAACGTCACCGGCTGCGAGGCGGTCGAGGCTTGATACAGCCGGCCCTGGAAGAAATCGCCGGTGCGTGGATAGCCCTTCGCGCCACTCCACGAGGCGGCTTCGAGTGTCCAGGTCCCGGCATCTGCCGCCGCAGGGTCCGCCGTCGTCGCCTCTCCCATCACGCTTTCGAGGATGCCGGTCATGGCCGTCGTGGACGTAAACACCGTGAGCCGCACCACGCCGCCATAGATTTTAATGTACTTCCCGACATCTGCCGACCGAAAGGCGGCGACACCCGCCGCCAAGGCAATGGAGGTGCCAATTGGGGACTTCTTATCCGGGTTCAGCGTGGTTTGTGGAGACAGCCTGAGCGCCCATGCGCCTGCAGCGAGCGGCACAATCTTGTTCCAGGCCACGGGCGCCCCTTGATCGACGGTAAACGCGGTTAGCAGCGTGAAGGTATCCGCCGTCGGCGTGGCGACAATCTCGCGCATCTGCCCGATTTGGGCGCCGGCGGTGAGCTGCACAAAGTAGCCGGTCGTGGCCCCGTGCGCCGTACTCGTGACCGCCGTGCCCACACTGGTGAGGGTGTTCGGACCTGCGGTAATGGTTTCCGTAAAGGGGTCGATAATATCCGCCAGGACTTCGCTGGTATCGGTAAACGTCGTAATGATCGCACGCCCGACCCCGGAGATGATCTGTCGCCCCACATCGGCGTTGAGGAAGACGGCGCTCCCAGCACGACATTGCACGCTCGTGCCGGTGAGTGCTTCAAGGGCTAACGTGTCCCCCAGATTCGTGTCGGCTTCAAACGACGGCGGCGGCGAGGGCGCCATCGTGGTGAGCGCCCAACTGGTATCAGAGACGCGCGAGAGTTTGCGCTGCTGATAGGTACGATGGAAGAGAAACAGCACGTCGGCGGATTGCGTCATGTGGATCGCGCGCACATCTGCGACGAGAAACGGCGTCACCACTTCGACGTGAACACCGGTCTCGAGCACAGGCGCTTTGGTTTTATAGATGCGCACGTACAGGTCGCCGACTTCGAGCATGTACGACTCCTCGACGCTGAACTCAAACGGCCAGAGAATGGAATCACTCGCAGAGTCCTTGACGGCCTTGATAAACCGGGTGCCTTCCCAGCGTGTCACCCCGCCTTGACGTATCACTTTGGCATTTTCAATCGTGCTGCCGCCTTCAAAATACTGAGCGAGATCGGACGAGCCGTTCAGGAGGGGTGACAGTTCGCCCTTACTAAGTCGTGTCATCTAGCGGCCCCACGTAAGATCATCAGATATTAGAGGTTCAGACGAACCTTCTTGCCCATCCACCGCTAACGCCAGCGACAGAAACGAGTCGCCTTGCTGGAGGAGGGCGATCGACAGCTTCGGCTCTTTGCGAATCGCCATCGCCAGCTTCGAGGCGAGCATCGTCGTGACCGCTTGATAGAATAGCGCGTCCCACTCCGCCGGGTTCTCCATGCGGCGCACGTACTGGATAAAGGCTTGCCCATCGTTGGTGCGAAGTTTGGAACCTTCAATCTTGTAACTGGAGAGATAGCGTGTCCCCGGCTCCCACAGCAACGAGGTCATGGTGGTCGCCGTGGGCAGCCCCCCGGCGTACTCTTTGAGCCGCAGCAGGTCTGAGGGGAGTTCGTAGCTGTAGGCGTAGCCAATGGTGGGCGCGGGCACATCTTGCGCCAATTCAACCCACTGCAACGCGAAGTTCCAAAAGTGCGAGCGGAGCAGGCCGTCACGTAGCGCCGGATAGAACGTAAGGCAATGGTTGCCGTTCACCGTCCCATCGTTGATCGAGGTGATCCGCGCGGCCCCAATCTGGCCCAGCGCATCGTTGTTACAGTCGGTTTCCGTGGCCATACAGACTCCCTAGACGTGCATAATCTTGACACGCGGTACTTCGAGTGGTGCGTCACGAACCGGCACCACATTCGCCGGCCCAACCATTTCTCGACAGGGGACGACACCCGCCGCCATCACAAAGACCCGCTCCACCGGCACCACGTTCGCGGTCGCGCCCAGCATGTACCGAATCGGAACGGTTCCTGCGGGTGGAGGACCCGGAGCCGCCGACGTGCCCCACGACTCGCCCCATCCGCTGGTTCCTGACGTACCCCAAGTCTCTTGCCACGCCAGCAGCCAAGAGGTGCTCCAGGCTGGCGCGGTCGTGCGTTTCCAGGACGTGCCCCATGAGATCGCCACCTACGGTCCCCATTCCGTGCCAGGGGAACCATTACCTGTGACGGTTATATCATTGACCGCCTGGATGTTCGCATCGACCATCGCCGCCACCGTGAACGTCAAGCTATCGGTCTTGGCCTTGATCGCGGTGATATTCCCGTCCAGCGTCGTGCCGGTATCGACCAGGATCGCATCGACGTTGGCATCGACCACGGCTAACGCCGCCTCCAGCGTGGTCCCGGTATCCACGAGAATCGCGTCAGTCGTGGCAATCAGCGTCGCAATTTCGGTGTCGAGATAGCCTGCCACCGTCGCTAGATTGGCTGCGGTGGCTAACCCGGCTTGAATTTCGGTGGTGAAGTCTGCCGCCGTGCCCGCCGCCGTCAACCAATTGGCAGGAATGGTCGGGAGATTGGTTAAGGTGGTGACGGTCGCAATGGTGCCGATGTTCGTCAACCCTGCACCCGCTACCCCAATATCATCGGTATCCGCTAAGATCTCGACGGTCTCGGCTTTGATGGCAACCACATCGACTCCCACGGTTGCGCCGGTCGCATCCGTGACGACTGCCTTAAATATCGTGTTCGTGTCGGCTGCAGGATCGCCGATGGCTTGTCCAAAGGTGCCTTGGGTTTGATGCGCCGTCGCGTCGAGATCCCAGACGGCAGCGGCAATCGTCGCGGCGGAGGGCGCGGTCGAGCCCGCCCATATCTCCGTCGTCACGTCGGCGGCCACTTTCGCTGCCGTAATCGCATCGGCGTTAATGCCGTTGGCGGTCAACCAGTTGGCCGTAATCGCCGGGAGGTTTGTGAGCGTCGTCACCGTGGCAATCGTGCCCGCCGTAATGTTGGTGGTACTGGCAAGGGTCGCGTTCGGGAAGGTCACGGTCCCCGACGCGCTCGCGGCATCGTTGTCAATGTTCTTCACGTTGACATCCAGGATACCGGCGGTGGCGGGCGTCGAAACGACAGTGCCTTGAATGCGCTCGACATCGGCGTCGATCGCGCCATTGGCGACGGTGGCGGTCTGCCCACTCGTAGTATCACGCCGATACAATTCAATTGTGCGGGTCACGGGCGCCATGCTCGCTTGCGTGATATGGACACAGTACTCTTCGCTGTCTGACCCTGCAGCAATCGTGGTGTCCTCATCGATGGCGAGCGAATAGACGCCAGGCATATTGCCCGCACTCAACTCTGCGACCGTGGGCGTGGTGTAGATGGTGGCCGCACCGCCGTTACGTGAGCGATAGACCGTAAAGGACGACAGCCCAGTCTCACGAGTCTTGAGATCGGTACTATCGACGGCGACGAAATAGATGAGTTGATCGGTTTTGCCAGAGGGGATTCTCATTCGATCAACACGCCCCCTACGCCCGCTGCGGTGAGCGTGACCATCCCCTGGTCAATCCTGTGCAGCATGTCGATGAACACACCCGTGACTGCGGGTGCGGGACTCCCGACTTCGCCGAGTCCCACCCCTGGCCCTGGTCCGCCGATGACGAAATCACTCATTACAGGAGCTCCACCGTGGCCCCTTCGACCACGAGTTCGACCGACGCACTACTGGTCCCCAGCGTCCAGATCACCGAGAGCAAGCGATTCGCCGCGTCCGAATCCACGGCGGCTGATCCCCCAATCGTGGTCGGCGCTTCCCCGACACTTGCAATCCCAAAGGCGTCCCCAATCCCGGTCGTGGGCGCCGTCGTGGCGGTTTGTACATCGGTCATCTGCACATGCCCAGTCAAGGCCTGGTCGCTATTGCCCTGCGCCACCAGATCAAATTCGAGCCACCATGGCCGTCGGTCTGTATCCGCCACCGTGGCCGCCGAGGTATCATTGAACATCGTGGTACCGCCGTACCGGATGGCGAGTTGAATGGCGACGACGCCGCTGTTTTGCAGGATGTTCCCGTAGAGGCGCACTCGCATGATTCTCCCTGCCAAGAAAAGTCCGCTCGGGATCGTCACACCAGAGTTGGCTTTGTTGAGGGCTTCAATCGCGGTCGCGAGCGTATTGGTTGTTTCGGCGGTCGCGGTGCGATAGATGCAAATCGGAAAACTGGGAAACACCCGCATGTCGATGCACTTGGTCGTTTCGATGCTCGTGTCGGTCGCAGGGACGTAGACGGCGGCAATCACCACATCGTTCGCGGAGCGTGCCGCCGGTTTCGGCGCGCTCGCCCCGGCCACATAGGCCCCTGGCGTGCCCGCCCTGACGGCCAAGGCACCGGCACTGGTCACGACGATCAAGTCAATGCGTGGGTTCGTGGCATCCGCCGCCGTGATCGTCACATCGGCTCCCGCGACGGCAAACATGACGCGATTCGACAGCACCGACCCTTTCGCCACAGCCGGGGTCATGTCGGCCCCGCCCGTCACGACGAGACCGGAGAGCACGCAGTCGATCCCACTCAGTCCCGCGACGAGGACCTCCAGGTATTCCTGAAAGCAAATGGATTGGAGGTTACTATCGCCTTCGCCTTGATCGGGCAGCGTCCACATCGTATGCGTCCCCTAGATGAGACCCACTCGCTTAGTACGTCTTGGGAATCGCGCGCCGGAAATCGGCGAGTTCTTTCTTCTTCGCCTCCAGCACGATGTCGAGGCCGTCCAATTCCTGCTTGTGCGCGGCCAAAGTATTGGCGTGGTCTTTCTGCGTGGCGTCCAAGGCCTCTTCCGCGAGCTTCAGTTTCTCTTTCGTCACTTTCAATGTCGCGGCCAACGCCGACTTCTCCGCCGCCGTGTCCAGCTTCGCCTGGGCCACGGACGCGCAACAGGCCCCCAGGTCCGCCTGCGCCGCTGCGGTCTGTGTGGCGAGAGCGGCGAGTTCCTGCTTCGCCGCCTTCACGGCCCCGCCCTGTTCTTTCAAGAGTCCTTCCGCCTGTTCTGCCGCTTCGACGATCTCGGCGCAGCGCAGAATGGCCGGAGCAAAATCCTTCATCGGTTGGAGCATCCGCTTAATCTCTGCGCTGGTCATCATGTCCTCCTTAGACTTGCATTATCTGGGTTGATCACTATGCTCTCACCACTATGTATGACAAATACGCCACTCGTCGAGGCAGTAAGCATCAGAATTGGAAAGGTGGCCGCTACACAACGGCTCGTGGCTATACATTTGTCTTGCAACCAACGCATCCTAACGCGAGAAAGAACGGCTATGTTGCGGAACATGTCCTTATAATGTCCACCATACTTGAACGTCCTATAGCTAACCATGAAGTGGTGCACCACATTAACGGTATTGGCACAGACAACGCGCCTACGAATCTGATCGTTATGTCTCGCTCTGCCCATCATTCGCATCACCACAAAGGACTTCTCAAGCCTAATAGCCTAAAGAACCTTCTCAGGAAAGGGCCAAGGGTTCCTCATCCTCAATGTAAGTGCGGCAGAGATTGGCACTGTGCGTGAATGTGCAAGCGTTGCTATGGGAATTATATGTCTAAAAAACATATCGACACCAAAAGAAAATGGCGTGCAGCAAGAAGAGCCGCCGGTCTTCCCGTAACCTAAACGGACCCGTCATCCGTAAGACTGGTCCACGCTCCATAGCCTGGATTGGTCGGACTCATCTTCCGCTGGACCCGGACGCCGACCACAGAGCTACTCACGCGCTCTGAATGCGCTATGATCCAGGTCCCATCCGCCACTTTCGCCTTGGCCCGCACTTCACAGGCCGCGAGATCCGCAAACGCTGCCATACCTCACCTCCTTCGTGAGAGGGGAGGGTGCCCATTCGGGCGCACCCTCAACCCCCGTAACACCTTAGCCCTGTGGCACGGTCCCGATGGTGCCCTTAATGACAGCAGACCCCGTGGGATTCGACCCGGCCCAGGTGATGAACACGATGGTATCCGCTGCCGGACGATACCGCATCCCTGCCGTGAGCAAGCCGTTAAACTTGCCCGCCGAGACGACCGAGGTTGCCGCCATATAGCGCGTCGTGCTCCCCGCATCGCCCAAGGCCATCGTGCACGACCCGCCACAGGCATCAAAGGTCACATCCAGCGAGACCACTTCCTGGCCGGCTGGAATGACACAGAGCTGCACGGTATCGGAGGTGGTGTCCGATCCCACCGTATGGGTAAACGGTATATCCACCCGCCGCCCGCCTTTGTCTCGGGCATCGGCCACATATTTGTTCACAAACAGATTCGTATACTGCGCGGAATTTAAGACAGCCATGAGTCACGCTCCTTATGTCAGTGGCACGGCCCCTGCGAGCCGTGCCGTGAAAGTACCTAGGTTTAGTTTTCTAAGGCTCTTACCTCAACTACTCCGCCTTCCCAAACTCGGACCGCCGCCATCATCATGCTGGCGCGGACTTGCATGGGTCGGGATTGCAGGTCTGGCCTGGGGTCCAACTGCGACTTGATTTCCTTCGCAATGGACAAGCCGACCGCTGAGGGATGGAACGCAATGCACTGCCGATAGGACGGCACGGGCAGCATGCGCTGCAACACCGTGCTCGCATCGTCGGCAATGACATCGGCGATTTCGTACCACTTGAACCCTTCCCACGCGACCCCATCAATGGTGCCTTTGTCGTGGATCTGATTCTTGGTGAAATCGCTGGACGACGCCTGGGTGATGGCGAGCAGATCGCGCAACTGCCCCGGCGAGTAGAGGAACGCCCGCTTCCCATCGTTCGGCACGCCCTTCTTCGAGAGCAGTTCAGCGGCATTGATGATGCGAGCCAGATCGATGGCCGAGGCCGCGCCGATCTGATGGGCGCCCAGCATCGCTTGCGTGCTGGTGGTAATCACGCCGGTCCCGGCGGTGACGGACGCGGTTTGCGCCGTTCCGATCAAGGCATCAATGACGTGCTTATCCGCCCGACGCTGACAGCCGGCCAGGATGGTCCTGGTAAAGCCGTTCGTCGGATTGACCATACTGCGCAGCGTATTCTCGTCGGAGACCAACACAGTGAAGTCCGAGGACTGCATCGTGACGGCCCGGCGAGACTGGTTCAGGTTTTGTGCGGCGGTCGGCGCAAAGGGGGCCACGACATCGTTGGCAATCCCGTTGCCGAGGCGCTCGTGATAATCGATGGCGGCGGACACATCGTTGTGCACCATCGACGGGTCGAGCAACCCGCGCACAATCGAGGACATTTGCTGGAAGGTGAGGAGCAGGGTATCGTGGAATCTGTAAACCCATGATTGGTCAGCCGTGAAACTCATTGACTACCTCCGTGTGTAAAAGGTGCGAAACGGTTGTTTCGTATCCGGTGAAGCAACCCCGCCTTGCGCGGGACTCCCCTATGCTCTACGCGAGCACAGCGGCAGCACTTTTGCTGCGCGTCACTCGGACCTTCACACGAAGGCAGCCCGAGACTGCTACACGACTACGTTTGTCACTACTTCACTTTCTCCTTTTCATATTGGTGACGGACTTTCCCCACGAGTTCTTGGGGCGCCCCCGTCACTTTGATAATATGCTCATTGTTCCAACCCAGCTTCACGCCATTCAGGATATACTCCTTTAGCCGTGGATGGTCAACTCGCAGTCCGTCCGTCATTGTCGGACTCTCCACTGATACCTGATTAGCGTAGGCAGGTTTCATAGCGTGACCGGCGCATTCCCATAGCTCTGTTTATAGAGGTTATCCACGTAGGCCATCGCCTCCTTCGTCCCTTTCTTGAACCCCTCATAGTGCGGGTGCTTCGGATCGCTCATCACTTTCGCGTACTCGTCCCGTGCGGCCTCGCTCGTAATCTCACCGCCCTTGACGGACAGGGACTCCATGAAGCTCGAATCCTGCATGGCCAACGGGGCCAGCCGCATGAGCAAGGAGACGAACCGGGCATTCTCGCCCAGGCCGAGTTGGTTCGCCAATGCGGCTTCTTCATCGGTCTTGAAGATTTCACCAATCAACCGCGTGGCCAGTTCCTTGCGCTCATCGAACTTCTCCCCATGCTCTGCTTTCAATTCCATCATCACCGTCGCATGGTCTCCTGCAAAGGAGCCTACCGTCCCGCCCAGCGATTCCATGTGGAGCGCCAGGAGGTCAGCCACGGCTTCCTTCGGCACCTGATACTTGTGCAGCGTGGTGGCCAGTTTCGTCGAGAGTTCATCGGACCAGTTCACGCCAGCGGGCAGGTTGTCTGGCTTGGTAATCGCGTAGTCTTTCGGATCGGCAATCGGCTTCGGCATCACACCAGCTTCAATCAATTTCGCCTTGAGCGCGGTCAGCTCTTCTGGCTTCGCATCTTTGCCTGGCAGATTGATAGCGCTGCCCATGCGCTTGGAAAGATGGGCATAGCCTTTTACCAACGATGGAATATCCTTTTCCGTTGCCTTCTCGGTAAAGGAACGAACCGCTGGGTCTTCCTTTAATTCATCCGTAACGAATGATCTCCAGTCTGATGGGGATGCCGGCGGTTGCTCTAATACTGCTGATTGTGTCGAGGCTGCCGCTATATCATCCACACGATACCTCCCTGTTATGTCCGCGTATCCGCTCTCTCAATGAAAAGTATTTCCCACCAATTACTCCGGCATCAAGTGGCATGGGTCAACTCCTCGGTTAAGGCGTACTTCGTCGGCTCATTTGCCGCATCAATGTTTTCGAGGATCTCTTGCACGACTGACCGCCGCCCATTATGCACAGCCAACGCCAGCGCGTCCTGTACCTGGCAGGTTTGGCAATACACTTCATCCAGCAAATGCTGCAAAACCAACTGCCCCTGTGCGGTGCTGAACGTCACTTGATACGCTTGCGCGAGCTGCGGGTCCGTGCGCCTGCGCCATTTCTGCGAGAGCCAGTCAGTGAATCTGCGCGTCATTTCTGCGCGCCTCCTTGCAACGCGGTCAGCATGGGCGCCGCATGACCGGCAGCTTCCGCGATCTGTCCAGCAGCCGCCAATTGCTGTTCGCCTGCTTGCTGCGCCTGGCGTGCCTGCGCCAACGCGGCCATTTCCTCATCGTTACGCGTGGCCCGGGCCGGATAGCCGTTGATCTCCGCAATCATCGTCGCCGATTTCTCCGGGTCGAACCGATCATAGACTTGCGGCGCGAATGGCGCAAAGCCCGCGAGATCTTGGATCGTTTGCACCATCGCTTCGACATCGCCGCGCCGTTGGGCGCGCGCAATGGGATTCTGAAAGGCCGTGTCGATCTG